ATGCTATGCTATATACATAGCGAAAAATAGAGTGGGGGATAGGATACTAGAGTGCTTTAATTCTAGGGTATTCACAAATCAACCTACCAAAAATTAAATATATATTTTAGATATTTAGCCCACATTCACCCCTTTTTCACCCCTTAGACCATTACAAATTCGTCTAATGGTAAAAGTATCATGACCCGCTCTGAAGTGTGTGGAAAGGCTGTTAAACGAAAAATTATAACCCCCCCCCTATCAAAGCAAAAAACAGTTTTGATTCGTTGAGGTTCTGTTTTCTTCAATCTGCTCAATCTAGATGGTATCTTTTTTAGTATCTAAATGCAATGATTAAAGGGGTGAGGGATAAAAAAAAATAAAGTTACCCCCCCTACTACATAGTACAAACGGGTCAAAGTCATACTACGACTGAGTTTTATTGATTTTTAAATGATGTTTTTTTAAGTCAAAAATGTTAAAACCCTTGATATGATTGGGTTTTATTGATTTTGGGTTAAGTAGTACAGTTTTTAATTGTTGAAAATTAGTAAATTTTTTGTTATACTGAAAATAGCTAATTTAGCCTTCCAAAAAAACTAATGGATAATCCACAACGAGAACCGCAAAGAGTTTATGTAACTAGATATGCTCTAACATCGGGAGTTTATCGAACAGATTCATATTTCTCAAACCTGAATTATGTAGCTTTTGTCAAAAACCCACAAGGAGCTATTGTTACCCTAAAAATTGGTAAGTCAGTCTTTTTGACCCACGAAGAAGCAAAAAAAGATTTTGAAAAACGAAAAGCTTCTGCCATTCGGTCTGCTAAGAAAAAACTTCAAAATTTGAAAAATTTAGAGTTTTCTTTTACAGACCTCTAAGTAGAAAGTTAGAGGATTAAAAGCAGTGCTTTGGCTTCAACTTGTTTTATAATTTAACCCGAATGCAAAATAAGAACTAAGAATTAGGAATCTTATTTTAGCTCTGTAAAATATAATCCGCAAAACAGAGTGCTAAAAAAAAATCCCCCCTCCCCTAAATGTATAGGGGAGAGGCTTTTTTTAATTTCAAGATTTGAATTAAGCTACGGTTTCATCACCAAAAATAATCCGAACACCAGAGCTATCAGGTAAAGATGTTAGAGTCACTTTGAGTTCTTGTTGAGTTTGTAACCCAAAAGCCAAGTTAGTACCATTGATAGAAGTCAATGCACCGTTAGGAAAAGTTACCCAGTTATTAACCCAAGCTTTATAAGAGGCTACATCAGCATCAAAAGCATCTTCGGCTAATTGCACAGTACCATAAGTTTTACCGTTATAAGTGGTAGTAGTGGGGGCAGTAGTACCAGGGTCAGTAAGAACGGGATAAGGTTTTAATACAACTTTTTGACCAGTAATCAGAGTGCCTGCTTGGTCTGTAACTGCTACTTTTCGCATAGTGTAGTTAACGGTATTAACCGTATCAGTGTCAGATTGGAGAGGCACACCAAAAAGAAGAGCAATTTGTTGAGCAGAAATGTCTGAGATAGAGATTTCCAATTTACCTTCAATACCTGTTTTAATATAGCCAACCGGCTTAGAGGAACTTTGGTCTTTAAGGGTAAACTCATCCCTTTCAATCCTCAGCGTGGCATCATTCATTTGTTGGTCATTGGTGATAGTGATTTTATTCCCACCAGTACCAATTTCAATTAGAGATGGGCCGGAACGTTTTGCCATTGTTTTAATCTATCCTTTTTTTTAATAGCAGACTTAATTAAGTTATGAGCGTTTTAGGCATTTCGGATATGAAATCTATAATCAACGCCACTAATAAAAATTTCAAAGGATTTATCAAATACAGGAGGGGTGCGACGAGCTAAGTAGCTATGATTAGACTCTTGATTTAGCATAATAAGTTTAAAAGGATTTAAAGACTGCAAATATTCAATCAAAGATTCTTGAATTTGACGGTTTTTAGCATAATTAGCATTAAAAACTAAAAAAGAAACTAAAGGATGAATAATATCTCTAGAAATAATGGAACCTTCAATGTCATCAGATATAGCAGAAAAAGTAATAATCGTTTTTCCATTATATAACTCATTCAGTGTTTTTGGGTAATTAACTGAAAAAGATATGTCACTATCTACAAAAAATTCAGTTAAGAGAGTAAATAATGCTGATTCTAATTTAGATACACTTAACATTAAACCCTCCGAAGCACTTGAGAAAGTTTGTCAACATAAGGTCTTACTTCAGGGTTAAGTAATTCTTCTGTTATATCTTTTTTAATAATTACCTTAACTTCGTTTTTTTCTTGGGTAACTTTAGCATTCTCAAACTGTTGAGTAAGAAAGTCAACTTTATTAAACAAAGAAATGGTTTTGTCTTGTTTAAATCTAGCTAATTCAGCATGGTTACGATTGACGGGCATAAAATTATTCCTATGGTAACAAAGTTTTAACATCAGACCAACTATACGGAACCCCTTCATTGGCATTAACCACAACGGTAGATAAAGCAGATAAATTGTATTTAACGTTCTTAACGACTGCTGATACAATTCTGGTGTTTTCCGACCAATCAATAAAAGCATAGTCACCCATTAGAATTTCAGCTTGGGGTATAGCCATTTTAAACCTGAAAATTCCTCCTGAATTTGAACTAAATTGAAGTCTCTCGTGAAAAGTACCATCTTCAAAAGAGATTATAGGATAACTATTTACCAACAAAGGTGGGTTTAGATTAGGTGCGTTAAAAGGATTAGAGGCAATGTTAGAAGGACGAACAATGTGAACATACCCTGCATTTAATGTGTTCACAATCTCCCTAACTACCTCCTGTAATCCTAAGTCAGATAAATTTAAACTCATAAAGAAAAATGGGTGTAATAACCTTATTTTGAGCGGGTTTAGTTCACTCGCCTTCGTAAATGATAAGTACCAGAAACAAATTTTCCAACATCGGAAGCGTGAAAAATCATTGTGCCAAGAGTTCGATTGATTGAAATAAAACCACCAACAGGTGGAGATGCTCCATTAAACAAAATACGTTCTGGAGGTATTAATTCATTATTGATGCTTAATTTAAGATAATTTAAGTCAGCACCAATAATTTCTTCAAAACCTGATTTTGAAGAAGCTAAAGGAAAAGGTACGACTAGAAAATCAGGGATTAAAATAGACATTAAAGACTTCCTTGAGAAATTTCAGAAGCTGAAAAAGTAATATAGTGTTCTATAATACGGGCATTATCTCCTAAAACACCATAACAAACAGGGAGTGTATAAAAGTCCTGAGATTGAAAAGAAACACCAGTTTGACCATTTTGAAAATTAATTGATAGACCATCAAGAATGGGTTGAGAATCGGCGTGGGTTGTTTTAACGCCACTATGGTCTTTAACCCAAGCAGAACCATTCCAACCCCAAGATTCCCACTCAAGAGAACAAACACCAATAGTTCCCCCAACAAAAAAAAGATTTCTGCCTAAATACAATAAGGTATCAGAAAGCCATTGAGATACGACAATAGCACTTGGAACCTCAACAACAGAATTATTTCTTACAGAAATAAAAGTACTATTATTAGAATTTTGTCTGGAATAATAAAAATTATTTTCGTCAAAAAACCCAATACGCTTGGTATTTCCTACGATCACATCAGCCGGAGAATAAGCACCATTTTCTGTAGCCTGGGAACCAAAAGAATTAGCACGAAAAGAAGAAGCACTAGCACTAACAGCGTGGAAAATCCAAAAATCTCCAAAAGTAGAAACTTGAACAGCTTTTTCTGTGGGTATAATACCCCCTGTGACATTTGAATTGAACGTAACAGAATTTGCACTACTATTCCCAATAGACCTAGACCACCAAACTAATGCAAAATTGCTACTATTACGCAAATGAATAACAAATTCAGCATTTGGTCTATTAGAAGAAGTACAACCTACTAATGCGAAAACATTAGCCCAACCCATAGATGTAATATCAGTATTAGAGGGATTAAAAAAAGTTGACCAGTTAGATGATAAATTTGTAATTCCGTTATTAGTAACAATAAATAGGTCTAAGGCTGTTTGATTAAAAGCAGAAGCCACAGCATAAACCGGTGTAGTTACCAGTCTAACAATAGAATTAGTACCCCCTGCTGGGTTAATTTCCCACAATCCTGTGTCAGAACAAGCCACATAAATTTTTCCGTTAAATATTTCTAACTGTTTAATATTGGTAACAGGAAGATTAGCATTAGAAACAGTAGTATCATTATTGACATCAAAATTTTTGTAAACTCCATTTAAAATGTCAATCATTGTGACTCCTGTAGAATCCCAACGTATTAATGTTCTATCATTAAAAACTTTGTAGTTAAGATGATTTTGATGTCCGTGAGAATGAGTAAAAGGAACCCTAGAATACCTACGACCTAAAAAGGGAATTACATCTGGTGTTTGCCCCCAAGAGTTACCGGTATAATGGGTAAAACGTTGACGTTCTAAACGATAAGTAGCAACTCCAATATTTCCAGAATCTACAATTTGTATTCTATACATATCTGGATAATAACCAGTCCATGAACCGGAAGGTATCATTTTTCCTGAACCATTAGCTGACCATGTAGCATCATAAAAAGCAGACACGGCATTATTTTTTTTACCCCAAGAAGTTTGAATAGGATTGCGAGTGGGATTTACTAACTGAATTGCAACAGCCGTTAATCCTGTTGAATCCAAGTCACCTACAGCTAATGTGTTTATAACTCTACCTGTAAAAGCATCTAATCCTTGTGAATTACCACCCAATTTAAACTCTAAATTTGATAACAGTCGTGAAATGTCTCTATTAATAGATAGCCCAGAAATTGTGCCACTAGGTCTTGTCGAGAGATTTGTAGAAGTATCTGACACCCAAAAATTATAATTATTTGGGTTAGGTAAAAAAGTTAAACTAGGAGTTTGACGAGGACTAAAATCATTAATATTTGAAGATATAAACTTTCTCTCTAATCCAAAAAGAACTCTACCAATATGTCGTATTAAATCACCACCTTTAGGCAATCCTAAGCCAACCTCATTAACAAAATAGACCCGGTAAAAAATGTCAATAGTTTCAAAAGCACCTTGTGTTACGTTGTTTTCAAAACGAACATAAGCGTAAGCAGAAGTTGAAAGATTTTGTGAATTTTCACCAACCACAACAGTACGGAAAGTTCTGGAAGCCCCTGTATAAACTAAACGTCCTCGTAATTCACCGTACATGGGTGATTCATCAGTAGCCTCCACCCATGACACCTCTGTAGCACCAGTCGGAGGCTCACAGCGTGCAATTAAACCACTGACAGTTGTAACATATCTATCTGGGGTTTCTGTAGAAGAAGAGATATATAATCTCTGTGCATTCGCAAAAGGTGAGTCTTGTAGGTTAGTACCTCCCACATTAGAGAGATTTAAAGCAGTTTGATAACCTCTTTGTGTAAAAGTGTTAGATTCTGTAATAGAACGTGATTGTCCTGTTTTCTCATCCGTTATCAAAAGAGTGACTTGCCCTATAGGTTTAAACATTAACCGATTACTACTCCGCCTAAATCTAAGTCTGTTACAGACAACAATTGTCCTACTACAATTAATTGAGCGTTAAAAGAACTTAATCGTTCACGGTTAAGAAAATTATTTGGGATTAGTTGATAAGCATTAAAATTAGAGGATAGCAATGGTAGGTCAGTTACGAGAACAGAAGAAGCCGTAGACCAGTTTGTTTGTACAGTTGAAAAAGCTAACAGGGTAGAATTATTTAAGTCTAAAAATGTTTCAGACAAAGCACTAGAAACTCTAAGATTTTCAAATTCACTAGGAGCATAGCCATAACTCTCTAAGTGAAACTGCGGGTCAATATAAAATAAATCTGAAGGGATTTCAAAATTATTGTTATCTAAAGTATAACAAGAAATTATTTTAAAAGGTGTTTTAGCAGTGACATTAAACTTATTTAAGACCGTAGAACCTAAGTTAATCCACCCATTGTTATAAGTTTCAATTTTATAGTTAACTAATCCAAAAGTTTCAGACGGGGGATTCCATCTAAAATACACAGTGTTAATATCTAAATTTTTTTTATAAGAGGCAGTTAAAGAATAAGGTAAATCATAAATTAAAGGTGCTAAAACTTTTTGTCGAGAGGAAAACTCAGTAAAATATGAATAAGCACTAAGTCCTTTCAAAACATCAAAACTTGAAGGGGCTGGCACAATTTCTATTGTAGCAAATACATCGGGATTATCTAAAAGAGCTACTTTAAAAAATATTTTACCACCTGTAGAATTAAAAACTCCCCCTTGAGAAATAACGTTAGTAACTAAATCGTTAGGGTTAGAAAAAGTAACAGGGTTTCCTGAAATTTGTGACCATTGAACAAGTGAGGTCGAAGAACTAGCACTTATTATAACTTCTGTTTGTAAAGTCACATAAATCTTTTCAGGGGCTGATATAGTTGCTATGGAAGCAATCATGTAAAGAGTTACAGAATAAATATCAGAAAACTCAGTTTCTATAATCGGTCGTTTTTCAAAATATAAAATGACTTGTCCAAAAGATTTAATAACACTTTCATAAAAAATAAACTGATTTGTCTTAAAAGATTCTGGAATGCCAAATCCCCGCCCAGTAACATTTAAATTTTTATAAAATTCTATAAACTCTAAAACTTGTGTGCTATTTAAACCTTCAAATTTGGCTGACACTTTTGCACTTCTACCTTGAGTAAAAGCATTTGTTCGATGTTCTATTCCTTCTTGGTCTTCAGTAATTATACTACCAAAATCAGATAACTCAATGTATTCAATTTTTGTAGGCTTAAAATTAGGAAAACTCATAAAATTTGGTCAGGATAAGGATTAGGAGACGGAACTACAATCGTACTGGTAGTAACTAAATTTACAGTAAAATTATAAACGTTTTGTTTAACTGTAGTTATTTCTATTTTGTCAGCAAATCTCCAAATAACCCCTTTTGTAAGAGATTCTAAAGCATTTTTAAGTGATAAAGGATGTCTCCAGACCGTAATAGGAACCAAAAACCCTTTAAAAGTACCTTTGGCACTATTATAAAAGCCAACAATTTCTAAAACATCCTCAGCAGTACGATTAACATACTCTAATTTAATTTTAGTACCTGTACCATTATTGGTCAAAGATAAGCGAATTTCCGCCCCATCTGGAAACTCAGTAATAGATGAAGCATAAGTAGGAAGCTCTAGCTCCCTCATGAAATCTGGAACCAAATCAGGATATATCATTGAAATTTAAAGTCGAGGTCAGAAAAATCAAATAATTTGTTAGACCATAAAACAGCACTTATAGATATTTCACCATTTTCAGAGATTGCAAGATTTTGAATCCTGTAAACTTTATCTTCAATAACGGCTCTACCAATAACTACAGGGTCATACAAGGAAATGGGTGAAGGTAAATTTTTAATGTCCAAATAGTAAAAACCATTCTCCAGAACTAATGTAAAAGTTAAGTTCTCTAGTACCGTATTGGTTTCCTGAAGTTGAATGGTAGCTTTATAGTCAGATGTAATTAAATTAGAGGGTTGTCTAGATAGCAAAATTCTTTGGGTTTGAGTTGTTATATCATAACCTCCAACTTCTGTAACATATCCAGAAATGTCATAATCATATTCGGTAGCCGTATGCTGAACTAGAATTGCTTCACCCGGGGCTAAAAAAAGTCCTTGAGTAGCAGTCTTAAACTTGACTATTTTATCTTGGTATCTCTTTGAGTTAAGAGTTACACCAGCTACCTTTTTGGCTTGTTCAGGATTAGAAATACTAGGAGCCTCAATTGTGATAGAATTTAATTTAACTTGTTTAGCCACTAACGCATCAGTTCGAGCTACTACTGCCGTTAAAGGTTTTTGATTATCAGTACCATCTGTAAAGACCACAACAACTTGATTAATTTGTGATTCTTGCCACGGTAATACACTTTCTTCAAACGAATCTTTTAAAATGTTAGAAGCATTGAAAACTGCGATTGGTAATCTATCTTCATCTTCAGTAGTAAGTCCAAATAAACCATTAGGACTAAAAGGATATAAAAGAGAAAGACTAGCATCTTTTGTTACTTTAGCTGAAAAATTTTCCACCTCCGATAAAACGCCATCCCAATAAAATTCATGTTCTTTAACGAATCTACGGGCTTTAACAATCGAATCATAATCAATATCATTATCTCCATCAATCACTGCCCCCAACCCCCCTTCTGGGTTAATTAACCAATCAACATAAATGTCTGGAAAATAATTAGATGCCTCATAATTATAGATAATAAAACGGTCTTTAGGGCTAAAGGATATAGTCGTAACAGGTCTATTATTAGATATACCTGTCACTGTACCTTCCAATTTAGTGTCTAGATTTCTAACTTTAGTTGTCCCATTCACTATTTCGTCTATTGTAGAATAATCGATAGTTGTGTCAATAATGATGCTTTGAGTAGTAGTTGCTTGTTGTACCCCATATTGTAATAAGTTTCTAATTTTTCTTCCTTCCCTAACAAAAAAAGACATTTCGGGGGCTGTTGAAACTCTGTCAGAAGCTTTCACTCTAACTCCAACAACAGCCACACCAGCATAGTTACTAGGCTTTGAGATAGTATCAGGATTTACAACTTCTGATATAGTAGTTATTCTAAGTGGTGCGCCACTTTCAGATGAGACTATTCTTTTGAACTCATCAAAATTTATAGAATCTCTCATCATTTTATCAGTTGGTTGTCCTGAAAATTCCCCTTTTAAACGCACAATATTTCCGTTAATATTGGCTGAAGTAGAATAAACAGCATCTTCACCACTACAATCTAATTTTAGAGTATCTGAAGTAGAATTAGGAGCCGTTGAGAAAGGTTTTAATTTGACATAATACCGACCATATTTAAGATTTTCTATCTCTATTCTAAATTGTTTAGCGTTTTCAGATTTTTCACGAATAAATATCCGTTTTAGAAAAAACCAATTGTTTTCAGAATAAGGAATAGGGTCGCCATCAATATCTGTCAAGGGTTGTATAAAAACATCAAAACATACCCCATAAGGATAAATATCTTCAAAATTTTCTAAATCTGCGGAATTTTTACCACCCATTCCTTTAACCTCTAGTTTTTACCTGATTTTTCTGTTTCATCTTCGAGCGGCTTACGTCTGGAAAATAAGACCCCCTCAAAGTTAATCACTATTTTGTTTACCTTTTTACTTGTTTCATAAAAAGCTTCCCATATAGCAAATATGTCATCATCTTCCGTAATAGTTACAGGTGGTTTAATGGTTATAGTCCTGTCTGAATCTCTTTTATTAGTCACTCTAAAACGATTGTTTATTCCACCATTGTTAACCTCATAAATTTCAGAAGGGGTAAACCGACTCCAATTTTCAATCGAATCTTTTTCGTCCTCATAAACGACTAATGTTGCGGTATCCGCAGATGATGAAACCACCCCTACTCCAAATTCCCCAGTAGGAAAAGCTACGCTGGACAACGAGTTAACCCTAACACTTGTGTTCATACCTTGAATAACAACTTTGGCTGGTATACCACTCCAATTTACACCCGAAACAGCTAAAATTAATTCATTATTCTTTTTATATCTTATGACTTTATTAGTACCTGAAAAACCTAACTCAACTTGAAAAGTATCATTGATAGTCCAATCACTAGAGCTTACGGTGCTACCATTGGCAATAATAGATAGGGGATATGTTGTAATTCCAGTTTCAGGATTAAAAACAGATTCAGTTCTAATCCCAAAAGTAATGTTATTACTTCCTCTTGTACCAAAACCTACTATCTTAGGAGCATAATCAAAGACTTGCCATGAAATATTTCCGCCTCCTTCCCCAGGGATTTCGTTTGTAACAGCAAAGGAATCAGCTACGGTAATCTCACTAGAACCAGCATTTTTAGTAAAGGTTTGTCCAGAACTACCACTAGACGATATGTAACAATTTGTCACTCCCCAACTACCATTGATTGACCTTGTTGAAGAAGCTAAAACTGAGTTTTTAGCTTGCGCTCTTTTTGAAGTTCCCAAAAGATTATAGGAATTTGGAGAAATACATTGACCAAAAAAGTTAAAGTCTGTTGTTAAACTGTTTTGACCTTGATTATTGTAAAAAGTAGGAGTTCCTGACAAGTATTGAAAATCTAAATCTTCTTCATAATATCTGTCGATAGATTGATTATCTATTAACAATTTAGAATCATCAATGTACCCTATTTCACCTAAACTCAAAGCCAGAACTGCATATAAATTTCCTGAATCCCCCCTGTTTTCAACTCTACAAGCAATTAACTTACCACCAGTTCTTACGCCTCCTAAAGGATTTTTTAAAATAGAAGTATAAATAATAGGAATTGCTGTTCCTTGAGTTGCAATACTATCACCAGACATTCCGTCAAAAGAAAAAGTAGGAGCTTTAGGTTTTTTAGATTTTTTTACACTATTACCACCAAACAAAGAAGAACCAAGTGCAAATCCCATTGTAATTCCTGTCAAAATAAGAGGTACACCACCTAAAGCAAAACCAACAATTCCCCCAACGATTCCTAGAGCAATTCCTCCTTCTAATTTTCCATTTTGTATAACAAATTTATCCGTACTTTCAGTTAAGGGTACATCAGCTAATCTTCTATCCTCTTTTAGGCAAACCTGAAAGAAAAAGTCTTGAAAGTTTTGTTCAGGAGTTTTTAACATTCTACGATACTTTCTCTGTTTTTTCCCAAATATTCCAAGTTTTAACAATGAGCGGGTTCAACTTCTTTAAAGGTTTAAATGTACTTCTAGAACTACCACCACTACCCGTATATACCACATAATTAACGTTTACATAGGGTACAATTATTCCTAATCCGTATTTTCCATACCAGTTTATAAGAAGCATATCTAAGGGTTCGTTTGTTTGTTTTCCCTCCCCTAATAAATCAACACTTATTCTTTCCAATTCGGAATTGGGGAGTTCAGAATCAGCATTGTATTTTTTATATACCCAATCAAACCCTAAAAATTTTTTTCCTTTATGTTTATAATAGACATAATTTACTAAACCAAAACAATCTAATCCTTCTTTAGGGGATTTACCGCCCCAAAGATAAGGAATATCCTTAAAATCAAAAATCGATGGTTCTATCTCTGTTGTAATTATCATAATGGTCTATAATTGGTTTTAACACTATTTACATACGGTAACTCTGGGAATATGTCAGGTTCAAACACTTTAGAAGGAATTTGATTAAAAACAGCATCTACGGGAGAGCGACAGGTAAAAACTACTGCCCCTTTTTGTAAAACATACGAGGAAATTCTAGTGTTTTGCGTTTCGTAAATAGCGTCTTCGTCCTCTGGAAACACAGTATATACTTTCATTAAACTTCCTCTCAATTCTTTTTCCTTTAATATAGCCCTTAAAGCTTCAGTATTTGCTAATTTTAACGTCATAGAAGTTGAGGAAATTTCTAAATCTTCAACAAAAGTTGTCAAAACAAAAGGTAAATAAATATAATCTGAACCTTCAAAACTATAAGGTGCAATTTGAAAATTTTGGAACCTGTAAACTTCATTAGTAGGAAGTTTTAAGAAAATTAATCTTCCGTAAAAATGCTGTGGATTTAAATGTGGGGCTAAACTTGGCATTAGCTAATTACCGATATTAAGGGGACATCGAAATTATAAATCTTAGTATAAACAGTGATAAATTTTATAGCTGAAGCAAATCTCCATAATGTAGTATCACCCAACAAATCAATACTCTCCTTGTAGTCCGTTGGGTGTCTATTAATGCCAGGTGGTAAGGTAAAAGCTTCCTTTAACCCTCTAACTTGTCCCCAAAAATTAATAATAGTTGCGACTTCTGTTTCCGTTCTCCCTTGATATTTCAGCATAATTTTAGTATGGTTGCCTTGTTGATGAACAAAACGTCTTGTTTCAGAACCGTCATCATTTTCAAAAATCTTTACTCCGAAATCTGGAAGCTCAAAGTTGTCAATTGAATTTGGGATAATTGTTGGGAACGTAAATCCTGACATAATCTAGACCTAGCTAAAAGTTGCAGTTAGTACACCAGTATTAATAGGTATATCTACTTGAAAAGTTACGCCACTGGGGGTAAAACTATTATTAAATTCTAAAAAGGCAATCACAGGGTCGGATGTAGCGAAACTACCATCAACTCTTTTACAAATTACCATTCCTAACAAGGGTGTGGATGTACCAGTCGTTAAATTATTCCAAATAGGATTGGTAAACGTCCATCTGACTGTGGCAGTCGTAGGAGCGTTTAAAGTTGTTCCAGACAATAACTGTGGTGCATAAGTTCCCCCTGAAGCTTCCGCTAACCCTGTACGAGCGGTTACAGTTGCGGCTGGTGTAGAAGTCACTAAACAAGCATAAAACGTATCGCTGTCTAAATCTATTGTGGCATTTAATATTCCGATTTTTGCAGAATTAAAAACAAATGAGGGCATAGGTTTTTTTAGGGTTTAATAGAGTTAGTTTGGGCGTGTCGACTTAACCTGCCATATTCTCTACCCATACTCACACCAATCTTTGTAGGGGTAGTAACGGATGCGACCATATTGGCTCTTAGCTGGAAGTTCCGTCTCAGTCTCAGAACCCGATTGCCATGTTCATCCAGTGGTAATCCAACAAAACCAGACAGACAATCCGATGGTGCAACAGAGGTAGAGTTTCCTGCATTGGCTGGGATGTTCACCCGTCTCAATTGGAAATTGGTTGTATCATCCGAGATAAGGAATTGGATGTCTCTAGCGGCTGTATCGGTAGAGGTAACGACGATAGCCTTGATTACGGAATCATCGGCTCCTGCGCTATAGCACGTCTTAACGGTAGTCCCATCAGCATTGGCGAATGTTTGAGGAACTTGGGGGTAAATGGACAGATGTAAGTTTTAGGCATGGTTATTGATTTCGATAAAGATTGTTAAGGTAGGTATAAACAATATTATTCTCATCGTTATTCAGTGTGCGATTGTAAGCAATATAGGCGTAAAATCTCATATTAATCGGATCGCGCCCTATGTTGTCTATTTTAAATGGATTTGTGTTTTCGATACTGATAATATTGTCGTTACCTCTACCAATATCTACTGTTCCTGTCCATGTTGGAACGGATATTACAGAATTATCTATTTTAACCTTTGTTCCAATAATTCCCCCACTTCCATCCCACCAATATATAGAAGTATTTAGATTGTGTAGTCCGTAATTATTCGACCCTCATTTGAAGTGGGCAATGTTAGATTTTCAAAGGGGACTGGTAGTATTAAGCTAAAATCTAATGAGGTTCGCAAAACCGCGCAAGTTTGCTGGAAAAAACCGTTAATCCAGTTAACGCATTTTTCTGCGGTAAATCCTACAGAATCAGGAGCGTAAGCAAGATTATTAGCTCTCCATCCATAATAGGAGTTGCCAGCAGTATCGTTGTTAATGAGGGGTAAATTCATAGTGTTGCTCCTGTTACTTTAAATTGAAAAAATACAGTTCCAGGGAAAAACGGCCAACTGCCTCCTTGATTAGAGGTATATAAAGAATCGTCGCTAATCGACCACCCCAACGATCCTGATTGGTGGCCAGAGGTGGTAAACGCCCATATATACTGCCCGCTACCGCTTAAAATTCCCACAAATAACCAATAAGTAGTGTTAGCGGCTAATGTTTGCGGATTAGTAAGAGTAAAGGTGTAATTGCTGGTCGTATTTGGGATAAAAACAGGATTAACAAATTGAGCAATTTGACTGCCAAGACTTCCATTACTATCATTATAAAGCCTGACAACTAAATTGGGATTTGCAGTAAGTTCCGCCAACCGAAGAATTACCGAATTGATAATATAACCATTACTGTTATTCCCAGTTGTAAACCCTATGCGTAGCCATTGATTGAAGTTTATCCAGTGCCCTAGAGAGGTGGTGGTTATTGGAGGTAAATTATCAATAAGATCAGTGTTAAATATTTCTGGCCAGTGCAACCATTTAGGCATAATCGTAAATTAAATTAAATTTAAGATTCACAGCATTATTTACAGATACAACCAATAAAGTAATTATACTGCCTAAATCAGCTAGATTGTTTCCCGCCGCGGCATTTAATCGAGTAGATGTTACTGTTAGATTGGTTAATCCCGAAACATTTACCCCATTAATCTGAATTGATACCGATGCTGTGCCTGAGCTAGTGCCAATAACTAAATTTTTAATCGCATAAGGCCGTGAGACAAAATACTCAAGAGTGTATTCTTTTACGGTAGGCCGGTCGATTTCCCCAAAAATACGATCTTCTTTGTTTAGAGTAACATCTACTCGATTCTGACTGGGATTATCAACAGAGGTGACATTTGGACCGATAAAGTTTAGGGTAGTCCTAACATTAGAAACCTGTGCGCCCTCATCTTGAATTGTGAATGTTCCTGTACTGGGCATTTGTTCAAAGCCTGTTTGTGAAGCCATAAAAGAAAGGCTTAAACTTAGGATTGAGCGACTATCTACAGAACCAGAAGTGGTAAAAGTTAGTTCTGAAGTTTCTAACGTTAAGTCTATAGAATTGACAGTTAGACTCTGGTTTAAATCTATTAGGGATATGATAAATTCTAAAGCTATAGGAACTAATTCCGTAACTTGTTGTTGTTGTGGAATCAATATAGTGGGTAAAATAAAATCTACATTTACACTATTTACAAAACCTATAATTTTAGAACTATCAGGATTTAACGAATCCTTTAGTGATAATAATCTTATCTCTACAGTGTAAATATCGCTAATAACTGTCTGAATCATCGGCGGGTTCATAAATCGCCATTCGGTCGTATCAGCTAAAGCAGTTAAAGAATTTGTAATGCTAGAAGGACTGCGATAAAAATTTATTGGTAAAGTAAACTTCTCAAATGTACCCTTAACTTGGAGATAAAATGCCGTTAAAGCTTTAACCTCATGACTTCTAAGCCCGTTATATTGTATTTTTAACTCAGTTTTGTAACCCGTGGCTTCAGTATATCTGCGAATTTCCCGTCCTAATTCATTCTCAAAGAGTTTTAAACCATAATCAGGTAATTTATCGACGTGGAAAAAATTAGGGGCAAGAGTTTCAGGAAAAGTTTTAGTCATTAGTTTATTGGGTCTGAAACTCCGTCGTTCTTCGACGGCTTTACTGTTAAATATGAGCGCATTTCCAAAATATGTGTTATCAACAACAATTTCTTGCTAAAACAAACAGATTGAACAGATAAGTTTTTCTTATCTCGATGGTTCTATGGATACATATCCAGTTGCTCTTTCACTGTGTGACTTGCGGGGGTTTTGATTAGTTAAATTCCTAGTTTTCTTCTAGCGGCTGGTGAATAACGAAATGCCTCAAAAACTGAGTTTTTAGCTGTTTCTACTGTTTGCTCAATAGCTTGTTTAAATACTTCTTCAGTCACAAAGTTTTGCCCATTAAAGGCAGTGGAAGCGTAGTTTAACTCTATTTTTGGTAAACTAAGATTCTCGCTTTGACCATTAAACTCTGAAATAGCTTTTTCAGATTCAGATTTAGGTTCAGGTAACATAGCACTTTTACCTCTAAATCTTTCACTAGATGGTATATCGTCCAAACCTAAATTTTGAGGGGATTGTATGTCAGCTAATTGTAAATAACCAGCATTTAAAGCATTTAGCTTACCTTCGCCACCAAGATAGGACATTCCTTTATTTGTTATTACACCCTCTCCAGGTGTTAACATTGCTGGTATAGTATCTGAGTTACCAAACCCTCCTACTAAACCTCCAGAATTATATCTTTTTGGTCTTTGGTTACTACCAAATAATGAAGTTATGAAGGGTAAAGAAGTCATTAACATACCTAACATACCTTCTACCCCACCCATACCTCCTAACAATTGGCTGAAAAAACCCCCACCACTACTGGCTCCTGTGGCTTGACCCATACCTCCTAACAATTGGCTGAAAAACCCCCCACCACTACTGGCTCCTGTGGCTTGACCCATACCTCCTAACAAT